GTAAGATAGTCAAATGGAATGATCAGGCCATTACTGCAATAAATCCTGATTTGAAACTGCCCAATCTCGCTATTGCTCCTGTACATCGTGCAGATGGCAGCGGCACAACATTTGTATTCACTGACTACTTGAGTCAACAAAGCAGCGAATGGCTAACATCAGTTGGCAGCAGCACCAACGTTAATTGGCCAGGTGGCAATGGCAGCAAAGGCAGCGACGGTGTTGCAAGTTCTGTAAAACAGGTAAAAGGTGCAATGGGATATGTAGAGAGTGCATATGCCACACTAAATCACTTGGTGACTACACAGATGAGGAACCGGGATGGTAACTTTGTAACACCATGTTTTGAAACATTTTCTGCTGCTGCTGACAATGCAGATTGGCTTCATGCAATAAACTTTGCTGTAAATCTCAACAACCAACCTGGTGCCAACAGTTGGCCGATTGAAAGTGCAACATTTGTGTTGATACCATTAGATCCCAAAGACATTCGAGTCAGCCAAACCATACGCAAATTTTTTGATATAAGTTTTACTAGTGGGTCCGACACTGCTAAAAATATGCAATATGTGCCATTGCCAACTGCGGTACAAAATGCAATAAGGGCAACATGGCAAAAACAATTTGCCAATCAATAAACATTTGACATGACCTTAGAACATGCTACAATCAATTTATATAAGATAGGATTGCGGATATGACTGATAAATGTGTGGTTTGGGACATTGACGGCACACTGGCAAATATTGAACATCGTCGTCACTGGATCCGACACAACCCCAAGAACTGGCCAGCATTTAATCGTGGTATGGTACATGATACTGTGTATGATGACATGGTCTGGTTGTTAAAGACACTGCACACTGCAGGATGCACTATCTTGATTGCCAGTGGTCGAGGTGAGGAAAACAGACAAGTAACAGAAAACTGGCTGGATACTGTTGCCGATGTTGCTGGTTTGTATACCAAACTTTACATGCGACCTGCTGGTGATTATCGAGCAGATACCATTGTCAAGAGCGAAATTCTAGACCAGATGTCAGTTGACGGTTTTCATCCTGACATGTGGTTTGATGATCGTAACGGAGTAGTAAACACTATTCGTTCTCGTGGAGTTCGAGTTCTTCAAGTGGCCCCAGGCGATTTCTAATCTGTTGACAACTTGTGATTTTATGTTATATTAAATTATGAGCAAAGAAATACCCAACAACATGGACAGTGAAATTGCTGCGCTTGATTACTCATTACCAGAGTTTGAAAGCCAGTACGGACGTATACTCAACTACATACACTATGAGATTGACACGCCTGTTCTCAAACGCGAGCTAGTACAGTATGCACAATCAATTGATATGGCAGATCTAGCAGAATCGCTAAGTCCGGCTACACTGGGCATTGAAGCAAAAATTGCATATTGTCTCAATCGCGGTGCACGTCTCAAAGAAAGCAGCCATAAAAAAGTAAAAAATCTATTGCAAGCCAACGGCAAAGCAGTGCAAAACATTGATTGGGAGCCTATTACGATAACTGGGCAAGGTAAAAATGTTTTAGCATATGTTGATTGCTATAGTCAGATTGACAATGCCAAAGCGCGACTATTACATGGCAAAATCACAGTACGAGAATTGTCTAGTCTAGTACGTAAAATTGTCACAGACAAGTCCAACGGAAAGATAGCTGTTGTCAAACAGTTGCTGGAACACTACAGCGAATCTTTGTTTATTGCTCGACAAGATGCTGCCATTGCCGATTGGGTCAAACCTTTATCTGCCATTGTGGATACACTAGGACTGTTAATAAACAATCGTGCCAGTGTCAAGGCAGGTGCCAAAGGTGCACGAGCACGCATTATGTCCAGCACAGTTGAAGATAGAGATCGCAAGGGAGAAAAGGCAGCTGCCAAGATAACATACAAGGATGAGGACAACGAATTGGGTATCAATTCAGTTGATCCTGCCAACCTAGTGGGATCTAATGCAGCAGTGATTTACAATACCAAGACACGGCATTGCGAAGTATATTTTGCTGAAAATGGTAAAAAACTCAGCATACAAGGCAGTAAAATTACCAATTTTGACGAGAAAAAAAGTGTTGGAAAAACTCTGCGTAATCCGCAATCAGATCTGCCTCACTGGAATCGTGCCAGCACAGTGCGTAGACTTGAAGTATTAATTGATCAGATACATGGTAAAAATTGGAGCCTAACAGGCAAGTTTAACCGCAATACAATGGTACTTAAGGTGCTATAACTTAGATCTAAGTTGATGTTAAACAACACCTACTAAGACTTGGCTGCCCGGCGGGTTAGCGTCGTTTTGGCCAAATTCAAGTATGCCATTTACATTGCGCACAAGAATTAGTTTTTTGCCAGGTTCCAACATCAGTTGTTCTGTAGTACGAGTGTCTAGTTCAGGTGTTGCAGTGCGTAAAGTAGTAATTTGAGGATTGTCGCTCCATTGCTTGGCCAACAATGGCATAAGTTCGTTTGGTTCGTTGGCAACATCCAATATAAAACGTGCAATCTTGAGACGCGCTATAGAGCCAATTCTACGCATGCCCAGTATGGGATTTTGATTGTGAGGCTGATAACCAGCACTGGATAACCAAACGCCATGATTGGTGCGTGCCACCTTATCATTGTGTATCTCACGTATAATTTGGCGACGATCTGGACCAACTTTGCCTTCGATTAGAACAAGTCTGTCTGCATTAAAAATCATAACGCAACCGCCTATGCCTTGATCTCGGCAAATTCTAACAGCTCTATCTATAGTTGGCTCCGCCAGGGCATTTCGTATTATGCGGCCATCTTTGCTGGGATGTAGATCATTGCCATTGGTCACTGGACTTAAACTTGAACTGATGATGCTTACCCCGTTTGAGTTCATGCCTTCTGTCCACCGAGTATCCTCGTCCATTAGTGTGACACGTTGAAATCCGTCTTCTTGGTCGCGCAACAGCTCGGTACGAGTAGCAGCAGGGCGATCTCGATTTTTGACGCCTACCCAACCTATATTGGGAAATTTTTTAGCGATAAGGGTGCACATGTAGTTTATTTAGCCGTTGACATTGTGTAGTATGATGCTATACTGCAAACACACTTAAAAGGGGCTAAGAGGTGAATTACGATTTTCCGCATATTACACATTTAGATCAAGTGCGAGATGTGATCAAAGACTTGCCAGAATTTATTATTGCTGAGCGAGACTGGGGATATGTGGTTAATTATTTGGTGAGCATGTCAAGCACCTTTCCAAAAGTCACCACTCGTGCAGATGCTATTCGTCGTGAATGTAGGGGTCTGATATTTGATCGCAATGGACATCTAATAAGCCGTCCATACCAGAAATTTTTCAATGTTGGTGAGAAAGATGAAACTCAAGCCGACTGTATTGACCTGGGACAGCCTCATGTCATACTAGAAAAATTGGATGGAAGTATGGTTCGTCCGATACCAATTGATGATGGTTATCGATTGTCCACCAAAATGGGCATCACTGATGTAGCCATGCAAGCTGAGATGTTTGTGGCCGAACATCCAAACTATGATGAGTTTATTCGCTTGCATATTGAGCGTGGACAAACTCCCATATTTGAATGGTGCAGCAAAAAGCAACAGATTGTGATTTCATATCCCAATGACCGATTGGTATTAACTGCCATCCGTGATATCAACAGTGGTGAGTATAAGAGTTATCAGCAAATGGTCTCGTATGCTAACGCCTACGATGTTGAAGTTGTACAGGCATATGCTGGCACTGTTACCAACATGGAGAACCTGGTTGCTGAAACTCGTGGGTTGCAGGGTCAAGAAGGCTGGGTGATACGTTTCGATACCGGTCATATGATCAAAATTAAATCGTCAATTTACGTGAATATTCATCAGGCAAAAGACAACATTCTTCGAGAAAAAAATGTGATTGAAATGTTAATCAGCGAAACTGTAGATGATGTGAAACCGTTTTTGCTTGCTGACGATCTCAAACGGTTGGAAGATTATGAAACTGCTTTTTGGCAAGGAATTGCAAAGTGTGCTGAAGTTTGGAAGCATCAGTTTCTCATGGTCAAGATGGAACACGGCAATGATCGCAAGGGTTTTGCACTTGACACCCGATACCAAGATCTTGATCACAACCTCAAGAGTGCTATATTTTGTTATTGGGATATGGTTGCCGATGCCAATTGGCGACAGGCTGTAATTGATGTTGTGGCCAAGAATTTGGGAACTCAGCCTCGTGTAGACAGTGTTCGCGAGTTGTTTGGTAACGCCAAGTGGAATTATGGTGCAGTGATAGATGGCAATAATGGTTGATCGCAAGTCTGGTGCTGTGGTTGTCTCTAATGAATAGGCAAAAATTATCAACAAGCAATTGCGTTAATCAGTTGACAAAAATCATTAGATTGACAACAAGTTATTCTAAATAGCATTATATATACTTATTAATTTGGGAGATAGTTATGCTTGACACAATGGCAGAAGTTATGAAGGCTGCATATGACAGAGGTTGGATTTCAACCAGAGACGGTAATGTAAGTTTACGCAGACAGCATCGTCCGTATCTGTATATTACGCCCGGTGGTGCTCGTAAAAATCAATTGACAAGCGAGCATATGCTGAAATTGGAATTTCCAGCGGATATTGATCAGCCACAAGCATGGACTCAAATGACACGTGTCAGTGACGATTATCAGGACAAGATTATCGGATTGAAGCCCAGTGGTGAACTACCCATGCATTATCTTCTGCAGAAAAAGATTCCAGTGGCCAATCGTGTAGTTGTTCATCTGCATCCTACACATATCACAGCAGCCATGTATGCTGGATATGATTTGCGCGATATCGCACAGCAATTTCCAGAATTGAATTTGCACACCAAAGTTGGTGCCAGTGTTGGCCCAGTTACGGCGCAGAGTCAAGAACTGGGAGAAGCAGTTTATCAGGGTTTTGAGCCTGATGCCGATGGCAATCTTGCCTATGATTTGATTGGTATTCACCTACATGGTGTCGTAGCAGTTGGTGCCGATCCATGGCTAGCATATTTGCACATTGAACGTATGAATCATGTGTGTGAAATTGTTCTTGCCAGTGGTGGGTATCGACCTGAATTGACCTTTAAGTGAGATTTTTTGCTTGTTTTTTATCACATTATCTAGTAAAATTAAACATGCAAATTGAAGTGAAATATCCAGTTGG